ATGATGAAAAAAAGTATTCTGGCGTTTCTGTTACTCACCAGTTCTGCAGCGGCGCTGGCGGCACCGCAGGTGATTACCGTCAGTCGTTTTGAAGTGGGTAAAGACAAATGGGCATTTAACCGCGAAGAGGTAATGCTGACATGCCGACCGGGCCATGCGTTGTATGTTATTAATCCGAGTACCCTCGTGCAGTATCCTTTGAACGATATCGCACAAAAGGAAGTCGCCAGCGGGAAGACCAATGCCCAGCCCATTTCGGTGATTCAGATTGATGATCCTAACAATCCAGGTGAAAAAATGAGTCTGGCACCGTTTATAGAGCGAGCTGAAAAACTCTGTTAATTACCTAAAATAGCCTTTTGATTTCCAATAAAAAACCGCCTCAGTTCTTTCACCAGAACAGGCGGTTTTTAACATTTAAGCTGATGACCACCACGCTTTTTATTGACCATTTTGCACGCAAACTGGAAAACCTGGCGTCGTCATCTATTCTTAAAGGGCAAGGCAACTAAGCCTGCATTAATGCCAACTTTTAGCGCACGGCTCTCTCCCAAGAGCCATTTCCCTGGACCGAATACAGGAATCGTATTCGGTCTTTTTTTAATTGTATTTAAAATCAATTAGTTGCAAACGCCTCCCCGAAATTCCCCGAAATTTACTCGAATTTCTGTATTCCGGTCTTTTTTGGTTATATCACAACCAAAATGCATTTAACAATCCATTTACGTTAAAATCAGAGCAGTAAGTACGTTTTTTCCCTCTCATCAAGATACATTTTTGTTGTCTTCTCCGATGTGTGGCCAAGTAGACGCTGAGCAAATTCTTCTCCACATGTTTCTTTGTACAATCGTCCAGCCAGACTTCTGATCTCGTGAAAAGTTGGTGGGTTTTCACTGAACTGGATACCTGTTAATTTTCTGGCTGCGACAAATTTTTTTGTCAGGCCGTCCGGGTGAATGCTGCCGTCAGGGCTGTTTTTTCTAATCCCGGCACTGATTAGATAATCTCCCCGGCTTACCAGGCGGCACTGTTCAACTACTGTACCAAGCCGTAGACCAGCGACAGGAAGGCTGAGTGACAGGGGGATAGCAATCATCATTCCTGTCTTAATTTGCCTGATGTGGAGACGATCATCATAAATATCACTAAACCGCATATTCGTTATGTCTTCGCGACGTTGTCCTGTTACAAGGGCTAAATCCATAGCTAATGGGAACCATGCCGGAAGTTGATCTGCTGCCTCCCTGATGCAGTTGTATGTCTTTAGTTTCAGTCGTTCTCTTGTAACTACTATTTTCGGTGCTCTTGTTGGTGTTACTGGATTTTGAGATATACGTCCTTCAACAATGGCCTCACGAAACATATCAGACAACACAGAACGCATTGATCCTGCCATTGTGTTTTTCCCTCCTTCAATCCACAAATCAAGAAACTCGGCAATATGGCGAGTGGTTATTTCTGTCAGTAAAATCTCTCCCAATTTTTCTTTTATTGTCTCCAGTTGATTTACCCGAATTTTATAAGTATTTCTGGACACTTTTCTCCTTATAAGAATCGTTTTGTAACGTTCAATCCAGTCTGCCATAGTAAATGAGTCGAGCCCTTTAAGCTTTTCAATTAAGGCAGCAGGAGAGTAGTTTTTGTATATATAATGATTTGCTTCAATTGCCTGCGCTACTGCATCTCTTCTTGAAATTTTACCTAGTGTAAATTCTTCTTTCGTCAGAGGGTTGCGCCAGTAATATGCTTTGTCCCTCCTTCGATATGTTAAGTTTTTAGGCAAATTGGGATCGTATTTTTTCCGCTGCATGTTTTAACTTCTCCAGTAACGGACTGTCTCTCCCTTGTCGCCCATTAGGCTGATGGTGTGTTATATCGGTATCAACCTTATTTGGGTTGATATAGAAAGCCTCCGGAACCACCCTGTAACTCCTCCCGTGTAGTTCAGGTGCAGGATAAATGTTTCCATTCCTTGCCCATCGTCTCAGCGTTGATATTGATGGTGGGTTATCCGGATATCTGAGTTTTCCCCACGTTTTGAGTGTCACAAGATTCATTGCCATACCTCTTACGATATGACCGCCAGTAAATATACAGAATACTGGCGGATGTGGTTGATTTTTAATAATCAGCTATGAAGTTCTAATTTGTATATAATGCAACTCACGAGGACAGAAGTTTCTCGCAATTAAAATTTATCAGCTTTACTTTCTGCTCTCTGGAAACGCCTGCTTCTTTTTTCCCTGAGAGCATTTTTTCGCATTCTGATTTCGTTAATTTAGATTTTGAATATCTTGTCCAGTTAGTAGGAGTGCCACCTTCCTTTTCAATAGTGGCAGTAATTTTATACATGAACACCTCCATTATTATTTCCAGTAGTTCGTTTATTCCATCTTTCGAGTGCTTCTTTTTCACTTCCACTATAGCCGGTTCGGGATTCGCATCCGTTACACTTTGCGCGGTAATATCCTGAAATGGCTTTCACCGTTACTGATGGACAACCACAAAATGGACATGGTTTGACTTTTGTGTATCGCACTGGTTTTTCTCCTGTGAGCTTTGTGGCTGCGCTCATTTCCATTGCTCCCCAAATACAAAACCAATTTCAGCCAGTGCCTCGTCCATTTTTTCGATGAATTCTGGCACCATCTCGTCAAAACTCGCCATGTACTTTTCATCCCGCTCAACCACGACATAATGCAGGCCTTCACGCTTCATACGCGGGTCATAGTTGGCAAAGTACCAGGCATCTTTTTGCGTCACCCACATGCTGTACTGCACCTGGGCCATGTAAGCCGACTTTATGGCCTCGAAACCACCGAGCCGGAACTTCATGAAATCCCGGGAGGTGAACGGGCATTTCAGCTCAAGGCCGTTGCCGTCATTGCATAAACCATCGGGAGAGCAGGCGGTGCGCATAGTCTCGTCACGATAGATGATCGGGGATTCAGTAACATTCACGCCGGAAGTGAACTCAAACAGGGTTCTGGCGTCGTTCTCGTACTGTTTTCCCCAGGCCAGCGCCTTAGCGTTAACTTCCGGAGCCACACCGGTGCAAACCTCGGCAAGCAGGGTGTGGAAGTAGGACATTTTCATGTCAGGCCATTTCTTTCCGGAGCGGGGTTTTGCTATCACGTTGTGAACTTCTGAAGCTGTGATGACGCCGAGCCGTAATTTGTGCCACGCATCATCCCCCTGTACGATAGCTCTCACGTCGATCCCGGTACGCTGCAGGATAATGTCCGGTGTCATATTGCCACCTTCTGCTCTGCGGCTTTCTGTTTCAGGAATCCAAGAGCTTTCACTGCTTCGGCCTGTTTCAGTTCTGACAATGCATGAATGTCGCGGCGAAATATCTGGGAACAGAGCGGCAATAAGTCGTCATCCCATGTTTTATCCAGGGCGATCAGCAGAGTGTTAATCTCCTGCATGGTTTCATCGTTAACCGGAGTGATGTCGCGTTCCGGCTGATGTTCTGCAGTGCATGCGGTATTTTCGACAATGCGCTCGGCTTCATCCTTGTCATAGATACCAGCAAATCCGAAGGCCAGACGGGCACACTGAATCATGGCTTTATGCCGTAACATCCGTTTGGGATGCGACTGCCATGGTCCGATGATTTCTTTGCCTTCTCGGGTTTTGAATGGTTCGCGACGGCACTCATCCATCCACTCGGTAACGCAGATCGGATGATTACGGTCCTTGCGGTAAATCCGGCATGTACATGATTCATTGTCCTGCTCAAAGTCCATGCCATCAAACTGCTGGTTTTCATTTATGATGCGGGACCAGCCATCAACGCCCACCACCGGAACAATGCCGTTCTGCTTATCAGGGAAGGCGTAAATCTCTTTCGTCCACGGATTAAGTCCGTACTGGTTGGCGACGATCAGCAGCGCGATGAATTGCGCATCGCTGGCATTACCTTTAAATGCCGTCTGGCGAAGAGTGGCGATCAGTTCCTGCGGGTCGACAGAATCCATGCCGACGCGTTCAGCCAGCTTCCCGGCCAGTGTTGCAAGTGCTGTACTCATTCGTTTTATACCTCTGAATCAATATCAACCTGGTGACGAGCAATGGTTTCAACCATGTACCGGATGTGCTCCGCCACACGTTCCTGAAATTCAACATCGTCATCAAATGCGCGACTGATTGCCTGTTTGCTGGCACCGTGGCGTTGCAAATGGTCGATGCAGAGCGATTCAAACAGATGCTGGGGCAGACCTTTTTCCAGGTCGTCCGCCAGCGCCGTTTCTTTTTCTTCGCGAACGATTTGCTGGTAGTGGCGTGACCATGCCTGCTCTTCAATGCGATCAAAAATTGGGCATGTACTCATCATCCGTCACCCCAAAATTTTCAAGTTTGTTTGCAATCATCATTGCAATACCCGGAATTAATGGCGCTGAGGCTATACCCGCAGGATTTGCACATAAACCGTAAACCGCTGCAATCACCACTTGTCTTTTCCAGTCGAGTTTTTCTAATGATGAAGCTGCTGCTTCGCCAGTTTCATCACTGCAATCGCGATGCGGATCGCTGCCATCGTTCTCCTTGTGCGGATGTTCAGCACCTTCCATTTCCTCCAGACCTTTTTCCTGATATTCATTCTGATTTTCTTCATTAAAGGTTTTCTGATACGTTGCGTCGCCCATCACCGCGCCGCAGTCAGGACAGTTGCCGCCGCCAGCCTGACCGCAGGCGATGCAAACTTTCTCCGTTTCCTGTTGTTGCACTACTGGCTCAGGCTGTTTCGTTTCTGGCTCGTTTTGTTGCGTATTTGGGTCGTTCTGTTCCGCTTTTTGGTCGTTATGTTCCGTTTCTGGCTGATTCTGGTACACAGAGTCGCGGGTCTGGATCCCCTTAACCCATTTCGGATCATTCGGGTCGCTAATCCCTTCAACAAATTCTCCGCGAGAGGCAGCCAGTAATTTGTCTGCATCGACAGGATTTTTGGGCGGAATGTTTTTCCGGGCTTCATGGAGTTCTGCCCGCAGTTTCTGATATTTCGCATCAACAGAATTTACCTGTGACTGAGCATCCAGCGACTGCGTGTCCTGATGATGTTCAGTTGCATCCGGTTCCACTGTTTCAGCCGTTGCCTGTTCATCTGCCATTGCGCAAGATGGTTGCAGTTTTTCTTCATCATCCTGTTTTTCTTCTTCTGTTACACGCTGCGGCATCGGGGCAGAGGAACGACCGCAGGCAATATCCACGATTTCTGGATCAGGGTTGGCATGATCAGTTTCAGTCAGTACTTTGTTTAGATATTCAGTGACGTGTGCGGGGATAACCTCGATCCCAATTGGTGCTTCTTTTACGGACGCAACCACGATGGCGCGGGAATAATCCAGCCCGCCAGGCATGGTGATGAATTTGTCGCGGAAAACAGAAAAGGGCGGTTTATTTTCAGCGATAATTTCCTCGACACGTTTAGCGTGTGCCGGATGAAGGTTATAAATGTCCACGTCCATTGAACGAGCCAGTACGCCAGTGGCTACGTCGCGCGCCAGTGACGTCAGATCGTGAACGAAACCTTCGCCGCGATCGGTGAGGTTCCCGCCGCCAGCATTAGCGCCGGAAGCCGTGCGCGTGATGCGTGAAACACGATTTCCTTTCATCCACTCTTTTGTCAGCAGACCACGATCGGTGTAGTCTGCGTCCAGGTATGCTTCGAAAAAAGCAGTCATCAGCCCCAGGCTTGAATTGCCTGGATTAGGGAAAACTCTGTCAGTATCACGCACCAGTTTGTGGAGATCGCGAATTTCCAGCGGGTCGAGCAGGCTGGTTTTGTGGGAAACAGCCAGGGCAGTAACAGCTGGTAGTTCTTCAGCTCGTGCAATGTGTAATGCCTGGAGTTCGTCGCGTGAAACGTGCGTTACCGGTTTTTCGCTGCCGTGTTGAGCAAGCCAGCGAATGGGCAGCTCCTGACCGGAAATCGGGAGTAGCATATTCTCCTCAATCTCCGTCATGTCTTCGCCATTAACATTGGTATTGTCAGTGCTGGCTGGTTTGTCCTGCGCAGAGGATGAGGGCGCGATAAATACCATTGTGATGCCATCTTCCCCGCCTTTTTCGTAACGGTTGCAGAATTCCGTATCAAATACGCCCTCTGGTGGAAGGTCATCAACAACGGGCAAATTGACGCGAACAGGTTTTTTAAAGTCATCTTCATCGTAGCCAGCATCGTCAATCGCAACAGCACCACGGGATATGGCAATGGATAATTTTTTCGCTTCAGCCCAGTAGAAACCGCCTTTAATACCGAGACGTTTTCTTACTTTGTCATTTTTTGCTTCGTAATACAGTGGGTAAACTTGTTTATCGGTGCTCATTGTTTTTTAACCTCAACTCAGATTAAAATTACTGCGAGTGATGAATAAATGTCCTAGGTTCTTCACTCAGGCCTGCACAGTGTGCAGGCTTTCTTTTTTTCAGATTTCACCTTTTAATTTCATTGCAATCAGAGTTGCCAGAAATTCGGCTTTTTTTTCTGCGGGCAGATTCTTTCCTATGTGCACCAGACACATTTCTTTAACACCATCGTTAAGTGTTTTAACGTTGCCTGATGGACCGTCGATATCAACCACAGTGAATGGGGTTTCTTTATTTTCTGTCTTAATCACGTAGCCAATACGCTTTCCTTCCAGGGTAACTTCGTGAACAATGTCATCAGTAGTAACAACAGTGGCTTCATAACTGGTAATCATGTTTTTCTCCTTAATTAAGGTTGATCGAATCCCTGCCATTGCTGGCATAAATTCAGTTTCGGATAGTCAGTTAATTAAAGTTCGTGTGCCATCTGGTCTTTTTCGGCACAACTTTCACTACAATATTTTTTCATTTCCGTCGTTGGGATAACTCCACGCATGAAATGAAGAGGTCTTTTAATACTTTTGCTTTCTTCAATTTCTTTATTGCAAAGGTGGTAAGCACATTTTATTTTCTTAGTCATCACCATGACTCCGCCTTTACAGGTAAACCATCACGACCGAGGAAGACTTTAATCATGCAGTCAGAAATGCATGTTTTTGTAGTCAGGTTACGAATATAAAGTTTTCGCTTTTTAATATTGTTTGCCGAGGCGATATATGTCCGGCCTTCATGAAGAACATAATCACCAGGAGTCACACACTGACGTGGTATTTCATCAGTTCCGAAGTGATGTGCAATCATAATTATCTCCATTTTTACAAATGAACTTTGTTGATGCGGTGCCTGGCGCCTCCAGGTGACTGCAACCAGTTAACAATTACAGTCGGCTTTCCCACCCAAACCAATAAGGACTAACATGACTTTTAACTGTGCCGCGTGCGCTTAGCCGCATTCACCGCATCACAAAATTCACTTTAAAAAGGGGCGGCAGGGCAGCCACGGAGTAGAACTGATGCCGCCAAAGACTACACATAGCAATGTCGTTATTTACAACCGGAGGCGCACTCCCACCATTTAAATTTAACAGACAAGACCGACTCTTTATGAATACCGGAAATGCACCTTCGTGTTGTGCGCCTGTCTTTTTACCACTTCAGGCTCGGTGGTATACTGGAGTTCTCACACAACCAGTAATAAGGTATTCCGATGGATAATAAAGACAAAGCCTGGCTACTTGCTTTAGCTTTCAGCATCAGATCGCAGCGAGAAACAACTCATCAAGAATTTTTCTCGGAAATCGAGAATGCTGAGAATGAGTTTTTGTCACTACTCAATGAACGTGATGCTAAAAAAAGCTCCGATTCACTTAAGGCTTGGGCGAAACTAGGCTCTTCAAAATAATTGCTTCTGTAGCGGCATGAACAACTGTTTTTGCCGCCTCTTCAACTTCCTTGTCTGGACGACCAGCCTTTACTTTTTCTGCAATGACCTCCAGCACAGTTGGAAGAACCTTGCTAATAAGCATGGCTGCCACATCTTTGCTGCACAATTGACCGTTAATAACAACCAGATCTTCACCAACCATCTTTTTTCCCCTTAACGCCGGGTGGCGGAACTAAAACCTACAGCGCCGTGCTGTTCTTGATAGAAATATTAGTAACACGGATATTTTAAGTCAATAGTATGGCGTATGATATTTTTGATTTAGTAACTATGTAAATGTTTTTTCAAGGGAAAAATATTAGTTATACAGCTGATTTGCAGAAGTTATGGCACAAAAAAACCGACTAAGACGTCGGTTTTTTTGTTGTGGATGGGGTAGTGAGTAGTGGCTACTGGTTACGTTTCTTTAGTGCCAGCATGTTCTCGAAGGCTTCCTCGTAGAGCTTGTTTAGTCCACGTAGCTGGTTAAGGAGTTTGGCTTTTTCTGACGCAGGTAGAATCTCGAAGAGGTTAAGTAACTCAGCCTGTTCTTCATTGACCAGCCTCCATCCTTTGCCTGAAAAGCTATCATCATAAGTATCTGATGATCTTACATAATTCATTAAGTCTTTAAGGTCTTCTCGAATGTCCTCTGGTTTTACCTTTAACAGAGCCGCAAATTTTAGCGCAGCGTCGGTATTTACCGGTATCTTGCCGTTCAGATACTGGCTAACGGTGCCTTGAGATTCGAATCCCAACAACTCAGCCGCCAGCTCTTGAGTCAGCTTCAGCTCTTTTTTTCTTGCATTCCATGCGGCTTTTAAATTCTTGCTCGCTTCTGGAGTTGCAATCACTTCGCGTGTTTTTTTCATACATAGAGTTTATTTGTTTTACCAATATTATCAAAGATAGTCTGACTGTTGATCTTTAAAATTAGTGGGGCTAATATTTGATCGAGGCATAACGTAGAAGGTTGGCTATGAACTTAAGAGACTATTTAAAAGAGAAACATATCACCCAGTTACAGTTTGGGAAGCTAACGGGTTTATCTCAGGTGCATGTAAGTCGAGTGCTGGGGGGCTATGAAAGATTCAGCCCTGAAAAAGCATTACGTGTTGCTGAAGTAACGAATTTCGAGGTTACACCTCATGAACTCCGGCCTGATATCTACCCGAATCCGACCGATGGTTTACCTGTTGGATGTAAGGCTAACACACAAAATGCACAGGAGTTGATTCATGAAAATCAGGCATGAGCACATCGAATCAGTGTTGTTAGCCCTAGCCGCTGAAAAAGGGCAGGCGTGGGTCGCTAACGCAATTACTGAAGAATATCTGCGCCAGGGGGGCGGCGAATTGCCCCTGGTACCAGGCAAGGACTGGAATAATCAGCAGAACATCTATCACCGTTGGTTAAAAGGTGAAACGGAAGCGCAAAGGGAAAAAATTCAGACACTGATCCCTGCGGTTCTGGCAATTCTTCCGCGCGAGCTGCGTCACCGACTCTGCATCTTCGATACCCTGGAACGCCGTGCATTACTGGCGGCGCAGGAAGCGTTGAGTACGGCAATTGATGCGCATGATGATGCAGTCCAGGCCGTTTACCGGAAAGCACATTTCAGCGGTGGTGGGTCGCCCGGTGATTCTGTCGTAGTGCATTGATTGAAATTAATCGTGCCGGATTGTTTTGTTCGGTATCAGTTAAATGTAACGCTGCGAGCGTTACAAGGTGAAAACAAATGGCTTCAAACTGGATAAAGCTCGAGGTTATTACGCCGGATAAGCCGGAAATATTCAGGCTTGCTGAGATTCTGAATATTGATCCAGATGCCGCATTAGGGAAGGTTATTCGCTTCTGGGCATGGGCGGATCAACAAATGATAGACGGTAATGCAGATTGTAACGCTCGCGGCGTTACAAAAAGTGCAATAGATCGCATCACTTTTATGGCTGGTTTTGCTGATGCGTTAATTCAGGTTGGATGGCTGGTCGAAAATGACGTTGGGCTTTCTCTACCTAACTTTGAACGTCATAACGGAAAAAGCTCTAAAAAACGGGCGGTTACAAACGAGCGAGTTACAAAAATACGCGAACTGAAACGAAAAGGTAACGCTACCAGCGTTACACAAACGGATCAAAAAGCGTTACCAGAGGAAGAGGAAGAGGAAGATATAAATACTGATCTCCCCCTAAATCCCCCTCGCCAAAAACGAGCGTCTAAAAAATTCGAGCCGGAGGCTATTGAGCTGCCCGATTGGTTGCCGGAAACACTCTGGCATGAGTGGGTCCGGTTCAGGCAGGCATTGCGAAAACCGATTCGAACGGAGCAGGGCGCTAACGGGGCGATACGGGAACTGGAAAAATTCCGCCAGCAGGGTTTTACACCTGAGCAGGTGATTCGACACAGCATCGCCAATGAATACCAGGGCCTGTTCGCGCCGAAAGGTGTTCGGCCTGAGACGTTGCTCCGACAGGTTAACACCGTCTCGTTGCCGGACAGTGCGATCCCGCCTGGCTTCAGGGGGTAA